GCCCACGATCAAATCTAGCGTTAGCTGCGTTAATACCCATATTGGCAGCTTGAATTCCGGCTGTAATGCCCATCATGGCACCGCCACTAAGGCCACCCATCATCTTTGTCTTACCTAGGGCTCCACCCATGCCACCAACAATGTCCGCCGCGCCTTCAGCGGCGGCACCTTTGCCCATTGCCGAACTTGCTGCTTTAAAAATACCACCAGTAAATTTGGTTCCAGCACCACCAACTTTGCTACCTGCAGAATCATTTACTGCTCCACTAACTGTTTCAGCAAACTTTTGACCAATTTTGTCTAGGCGTTTTTCAACAGTGTCTAGAACCCTATTAAGGGCAGACGTCATTTCACGTTCTACTTTTTGGATGTTTTTGGATACTACTGCACCATCATCGCCAATGATTGGTTTATCTGCCATAGGTTCCTCCGTTAGGTATTACGCCATTTTGCCATACGGAACCAGAAGTCCCTTTGGCGTACAGTCATTGACCGTAAATCCGAGAGGTTAAACCCTTTGTAAACAGAAGCAATCAGTTCGTATTCCCAATAAGTATATTTGATGTTAGCTAAGTAAAAGTGAGATCCAGTCGATCCTTATAACCATTTCTTCGTTACAGTGAGCGCACGGGACATTCACCGCCTCGATTTTCGGGCCAGCTTTGATTTCAAGGAGGCTGCGAACAAGGTTATTACGGTCGGCAACGTTAAGGGACTTAGCCCATGCCTCAACGTCAGTAGGTGCCGTTTCCCCATCTTCCCAGACCGCACACTTTGCAATCATAAGGGTGTTCTGGGCTGAAGCAGATTGTGCGTTTTTGGCAATTTGCATGTTGTCTGCTGATGTAGGAACACGCAATTTAACAACTTTACCTTTACGAAGAGTGTGACTTGTTGTACCACGTAAATCTACGTTTGGTGTTTGGATTGGAAAATCCTCATCAAGATTCATAACAATGTCATTACTTTTTCCACAACTACCACATGCAACTTGAAAATCTTTTGAGGTACCGTAAGTTGCCTTGACAACACCTAAGAAAAGGATGTCACGATCACCGATTGTAAGGTTGTCTAATGCTGAAGGGTTGTCGCTAATGTTGATTGAACCAACACGAACAACAGTCCGTTTAAGCAAAGTAGCCATGTATTCACCGTAAGTTACGGCATTCTTTGATTCCAAGGAAGCCATGTACTCTTCATCAGCGCCGGTCATTTCACGCACTTCTGAGTCAACCTGCCACAACCCCGTAGCAGGGTCAATTAGACCACGCTGAAGGGTTGCTGAGACTGTCTCTGGGGCGTGTAGTTCAGGAACTGGTTCACGAATAGCGGAGTTAACCGCATCTGCATCTGATGTAAGTGTCAATTTGTAATCCTATGTTTAAAGTATTAGATTGATGAAAGCTTTTCTACGTCTGCTTTATTCCAGGCTATCACAAAGCCTTCGTGATTAAGGGTCATTTGTTGAACCATAATACCGCTGTCACCAGCGTTAAGGTCGTTCAACGAATAAGTTCCAGGGAAGCAGTTAAACAGTTTGAAACCAAAACGAGCGTCTCCAACTGAGCCTGAGTTTCCGTCTACATCACCAGGGGTGCTGTAACTGCCAGAAGATACAGGATGATCAAACACTTTGACCAAAATGTCACAACGATAGTCATTGTCTGCACTAGTTGAACCACCTGAAGCTTGGTTCCACGAATGGAGGAACTGCTGCCACTTATACAACTGGTCTTGTCCAGAGAAAACACCACGGCTAAAAGTAACCGGAGCAAAGTCTGATTGGCCAATGAACTTGTGCGGGTGAGTGTTCATGCCACCTTCACGGTAACCAACCATTTCGTTGTTAACTGAGAGACCAGACATAGCGGCAAAACCGATGCTTCCTAGTCCTGTAGTAGCGGTACTAAGAGCACCTGAGGTATTAATCGTAACCTGGAATTTAAAGTTACGAATTGGGTCTGTTGCAGCTGAACGTGCCATTGATTACTCCTTAGAGATTCGATACGGTGTTAGATCCGCCAGTCCATTGACTGACGTTGATTACAATAAATTCGGCTGGGTATTGTAGGGCTACTCCAACCTCAAGGCGTACTTCACCGTTGTTGATAGTGGTTGACGTGTTGTTGGTACTGTTACAAGTAACGTAAAAAGCGTCTGCAGAGTTTGCGCCCTTAAGACCACCTGCACGCCAGAACTCTCCAAGGAAAGCAGCCGTTGTCATGCTGATACGATCCCACAAACGCTGATCGTTGGGCTCAAACACCGCAAACTGAGTAGCGTCCTTGAGGGACTGCTTGATGTAGTTGAGCGAACGGCGGATTGGGATGTACTTGCCGGGTGAAAGCTTGTCAAGGGTGCGAGTACCATTAATGATAACTCCCGCTCCAGGAACCGATTTAAACAAGTTAACGCCGTATTTTGCGTAAAGGTTGTCCGCATCTGTTGGTGTAAACGTAGTAGTAAGGCCAATTGCATTACGAACATCAGTACCATACCCTGCAGGCGCCTTAGCTACTGTGCGTGATACTTCCGAACGAATGTACGCTCCAACGACCGCTCCACCTGGGTAGGTGTCACGAATTGCAGCAGGTCCAGTCTTTGTTGGATCAACCATCTTGAGCATTGGGTAGTACACAGCCGCATATGACGAAGGGGTGTAACCCATCACAGTACCTGCGCCAATTGTTGCGGCATCGGTAGAAGTTGATGGGTCAATAACAACAAAGGAATTACCACGAGCGTCGGCCTTAGCAATAAGGGCGTTTACAACACTAACGCTGTTTTGTCCAACTGCATTTAAAATGAGAACACCCTCAATTGTTTCAAGTTTACTATTAATAGCAGATATGTAGTCGTCACCAACAACTGCATCCCCATCAACTGATGCGGAAAACTTCTTTTCGTCTGTAACAAAAGCCCAAGAAGCACTTGCTGAAGTCACGGCACCAGCTGATGCACCAACATAAGAGTTAGTAATGTACTGCGAGTAGGTATTTAATACAGTAGGTGCATATCGGTTATTTGCAGGATCTGTTGAAATTTCATTCCAACGTTCAACTTCAACACCATCAAGATAAACCGTCAAGTTAAAACTAGGGATAACTGTACCTGTTGCTGTTATTGCTCCAGTACGGCTATCTGAGTTAACTTTAACTGACAAGCCCTTTCCTGAAGCCGTACCATTGGCCCATGCTCCTGGGCTTTCTGCACTCATCGTCAATAACGCTGTAGAGGCACCAGAACCAGTTGGGTAATACATAAGCGTTGCCGTAGCGGTTGTTGCAAGTGTTCCGCCAGTGCTGGGTGAAGCGTGTAGTACACGAACAATATATGTTTCACGACCACCATTTGCAAAGAAGTGGTACACAGCGTAACCAAGTTCATGGTTAGTACTAATGTCACCATAAAGTGACTTAAAGCCACTCCATGAGTTAATCAATGTTGCTGCAAGTGGACCGCGAGAAGCAGTTCCAAAAAATACGGCAGTTGAATTGGCGTTGTTAGAACGTTGTGTGCTGTTAACTAACGTTGATTCGCTTACGTATACGCCTGGGGTTGAATATGTGGCCATTTAAAATACCTCCAAAAACGGCGGGATGAATACAGAATTACTCGAATTGTTTATGTTTGTTATCTTACCAACAACAGAGGTGACGTGCTTGAGGGTGGTCATATCTGAAGCAGGTATTTCGGCTGACATGTGAATTGTGTACACTTTTCTAAAGATTCTTTTGCGGTAACCAGCTTCCCCATCAAGAAGGTCGCTGTTACCCCAAGACATAAGGTCAAACCTACGGATTGTCCCGTCCTCTGGGACATCAATAAAGCCTTTACGCAAAGGGACTACTCGGCGCATAATTTTTGAGGTAAGTTGGCGGTCATGAAGGGCGCTTCGTGCGTATGTAGAAATCTGGTAAATCAAAGTTACCGGAACAAAGGAATCCATTCTTAGGTAAGAACCTGCACCAAGCGCAGTAGACATACCTGCAGCATCTAGTTCTGACGGAAAGTAGTCAATAAAGGACGGCGAAAGTGAAGCTCCAGCAAAGTCGTTACTGTAGTAATAGTTCTGTTCAGAATGCTGTAACGCCCTATTATGGGTAATGCCTACGTTTTCAATGGTAATAAATGGGTAGTTCTTTTCTTTTTCACCATCCGGATATCTAAAGAACACATCAGCAACGCGAGTTGCTTCTCGGTCATCCGAAACAGCAATGTTGGCAAACCTGGCTTTTACAGCAGCATCTTCTGCCAGGAGGAATCCAGGGTTACTCATTTGTAACCCCTAAGTGACATTTGTACATCATCATTAAACTTAGATTCAAATGTCCTAATAAGAGCGTTAGGTGATTTTTCACCAGTACCGTACTCAAGCATCTTGGCTTTTTCTTTAACTTCTTTTGAACCATCAATTGAAACTTTTACAGAATTACTATTTGAAATAGAAACTTTAAGAGAATCAGCAATTTCAGACCAACCCTCTTGGGTCTTGGCGTACTTACGAACTTCAGCCTGGTATTTAGCTGCAAGTTTACGGGTTTTAGTATTTACGCCAGTTGATTTAGTAAATTGCTTATCAAGACCGGTAGAACCAATTAAAAGAGCAGCAAGTGAAAGACTCAAAGAAGAAGGTTTTGAGGAAGCCAATCGCATGGCGCACTCTCCGAGTCTGGGCAGTTGGGGCACTCAACGCTCGTTGAGTACTCCTATTCTACTCTATTATTGGAAGTGTTGCAGGCCAAGGAAAGTTGTCTAAACCAAGCGCACCAGGGCCTGGGTCATTTAGGAACTCTTGGTTAATGAATGTCTCTTGACCTGAAATAAGTACAAAGATATCGTCCTTTAGACGACCCCTAACTTTGTAGTCATACACCGCGTAGTACCGACCGTCATACAAAAATAAATCATTTAAATGATTACGATACTCGTATGGTGTAGATATACCGGCATCGCGTAAATCTTTAATTGACACAAAAATGTCCATTGTTTGAACTGGTTGGCGAGCTTCTGGAATGGCTCTCTTTTGATCTTCATTTTCAGACCCCAACATAATTGGAATAATTACGCCATCTTTATAGGATCTTCCACCAGTTCCACGAATACCTTCGTCGTAAACATCATCATAAATGCTATTTACGCTGGCAGAACCAAGGATATTAAACTCATACCAAACTACAGTTTCGTTGGCTACCTTATGGTGCCTACGAAAATGTTTATTAATAATGTCAAGTTCTCTACGGACATCCATTAGTAATAGGCGTTAGTGGTCTGCCCAGACCTTGGGGTAGTGTCAATATACACATCTGTGCGCAAATCGTCTTCAAGTACCTCGCGGTTCATGATGCCAGGGTCAACATCTGGCCACAAGCGTTCCATGGGTGAGTAGTCACCAAATTCTTTAGGCTTGTATAGCGGGATAAGCCGGTTAGTTGTACGTGATGTACGGCGCAAACTAAAGACTTCAATGCGGTCAATACCAATGTTAAGAGCAGTAGCGTGACGCTGATACTCCCCTTCCCATTGGGCTAAGAGAGATTGAGCCATGCGGAAACGTTGGCTGGCAGGAATATGCACAGACTCAGATGTAATTACATCAATATCACGGCTGAACTCGGTCATTAGAGCCCACAAAGACTCACAGATAGCGGCAATACCAATTGCGTTAATGAGTACTTCAGACATTCCGTCAATACCTACGCCAAGGTCACGAATATGTTTTTCTAAAGCGCGTTGTGAGTAGAAATCAAGATCAGCAGGAGTAAGCCACTCGTAGTAGTACCCTTCAATCATTATCTTTGATCCAGAAGCTGGCAAAGTAGCAAGGCGTAAAATACCATTACGCTCATCAAGTACATAACTTGTTGAAGCAAGTTCTGTGGTAGCCCCACCAGATGTATATGTTGCGATCCAGATACTGGATGTATCAATGTTGACATGACCCAGCTCATAGGTACGCCCAGCGGCATCAAAGGTTACTTGAAAGAACCTTGGGAAATCTCGTAGGTAAGTACGAGCAATTGTGCTTATATCAGCAAAAGTGGCCACGTCTATAGTGTACTAGATGTTGCTGGATGGCGGAAGAGTGTCCTGTTTAGGCTGATTGTAAGCGGGTTGTGTCTCTCGGTGGCGCGCACTTGAAACAGTACGCTTTAAAACTACCTGCTGAGCAGGGATATTTGTAGGCTTAGGAAGGTTACTCATGCGTAACGGATGTAGTACTTAACGTACATTGTGTTTGGCTGGATGTTGATAGAAGTAGGGGTACTCTGTCCAGCAAAACCAGAAACCAAACCACTTGAACCAGGAATATTAACTGTGTGTGTATGTGTGGGTGCAAGTGCAGTTTCATTTGCATAGCTAACTGCCATACCTGGAGTTGTACCACCTGCGTAAGTTACACCATCACCGTAACCATTTTGATTACTATCGTACAAAGCAAGATAACCATTTGGTGGATAGGTACTTCGCAAACGAGTAGCAAAATCTTGATCACTATTGCCAGGTGTGTGCGTGTGCACTCCACCTTCTTGTGCCGTACCAGTATGACCATGATCAATAGTGTGTTGGTGTGAAGGAATATTTGCCATTCCAATATCAATTGCATTATCAAAGTTGCCAGCAGCAGTTCCTAATGCTCCACCAGCAGATGGTAGGCCAGCCATATAGAAACCGCGGAAATCTGGGAGGTTGAAAGTTGTTGAGCCATCACCGTTACCATAAGGAAATGTAGCTCCACTGTTTGTAAGCACTGTATATAGAGAAGCATAAGTAGTACGGCTAATTGCATCACCGTCACACTCCATCCAAACAGCACCATTAGGTGCAACTGGAGATACCCAGGTAATAACAGTGCCAATTGGTACGCCTGGATCAATAGGGGTAATTGCTAATTGAATCCACGTAGATGCATCGCGCTTTACGTGGACACCAGATTCGCCAGTTAAAAGCGTAGATGTACGCAAGTAAAGGTCACCAATATCACCTGTGGTAGCCGCCGGATAAGCAGCTGCACGGTAAGCAATTGGAGTATTGATATCACGACGCTTATCAACAATGTGTGATGCAAGAATCGTTGGAATACCTTGAGCACGGTACACAGAAGCCAAAACTACGTCGGTAGTAGGGTTGAAGTAAGACAAAACGTCTACTCCAAGTGTAGAAACCAAACGACTAGAGGATTTAGGATGAGTTGGGTTTGACGCAGACTCTGTTCCGTAAAGGCCAGTTAAAACCATTACAGAACCAGAAAGACGAGCTACAATCAAGTCAAATCGCCCAAAGGTAGAAGTAGTTGGTGGTTGTGGAATATTTAAGAAACTGTTTCCATCAACTGTGTAGACCACATTATTAAGTACAACCACACCCCCAGCAACTGATACCGCAGAGTTACTACCAGCAGTAGTAACAGTTACAGAGCAACCGCTAATAACACCAGTCTTATCATTGCCAAGAATCTCAAAGTCAATTGAGTCTGGCTCAGCCTGGTCTAGAACTGCATACTTGTTACCTGAAGTGGTATCAGTTGCGTTGGGAATGATATAGGCCATCGGTTACCTCAGAGGGTGTCGTAGATGTTGCTGCTTTTGCGAAGGTAGGCATACAAGTCCTTGGGGAGCTTGTAACGCTTGCCATCAACAAAATCAAAAGAATCGCTGCCCCAGAACATTTTCCATGTTCCCTTAACACGGGCGTTTACGTAATTGCTGTCTGCAGACATTACTGTCACTGGTTCTGCAACAACAACTTCGTTTTCCGAATCAAACTCGTCTTGATCTTCAACTTGTTCAGCAGTGAATGCTGCGGGCTTCTTAATTGATGCCATGATTTCTCCTTATTGGGTACATAAATGAATATGGTGGGGGTGATTAACCACCCCCACCATACTACATCATTCTTACTAGATAACTCAGGTGGACGAAATTGCTCCACCCTTGGTGTTGATGATGACGCGGGATTCGTGGGTGATAACACCAAAGCCCCAAATTGCGTACCAAGCCAAGCCGTGCTCACGACCGAAGTCAATGACACCACCGTCACGGAGTTCAACCGGGAGGGCAATAGCGTGACCGAATGCGTTGTCACCAATCATGATTGCGCTGTATGACGAAGCGTCAGGGGCCTGAGCGCCTGCGGTCACTGAGTCAATGTCGGCAGGAATCGTGAGACCCTGCTTGACCTGCGTGGTCTCAATGAACACTACGTCGTACAAACGACCGATTTCACCGAGCATGAAGTTACCGGGAGCGGCGTACTTCGTGACTTCGATGAATTCCGGCCAGTCACGGAGCGAGCGGCTCTGCGACGGGTGGACGAAACACACGTAGGTGTCGCCCAAACGCGGGATGTTCTGACCAGCAAGGACTTCAACTGCGTCCTTGATTGATGCGGGGCTGAGGTAGCCAGGCGACGAAGCGACACCAAGGGTGCCAGCATCGTACGGAGCAATTGAGCCACGGGTTGAACCCAAGGTCTTGCGACCGAATACAACGCTCGGAGCTACAGCTGATCCACCAGCAAACGGAACACCATTCGAGTAGAGGGTGTTACGAGCCTGGATGTCCATGCTCTGTGCCATGTGACGACCGAGCAAACGTGAAGACGAAGCCATAACGTCATCGAATGCTGCGTTAAGCAACAATTCGGTAACGGCAACAGCCTGTCCGTGTTCTGACACGGTAATCTGGATCTGGCTAGCCGAAAGGGCTACCGGCTCCATACGCACACCTTCTGACAAGGCTGCGCCAGCGGTTTCGCTGACTGCCAAGTTGTTGTAGCGCATGAAGTTGATGGTCAAACCAGGCTGAACGCCAAGCTCGGTCTTCTTGACAGCGAACTGTTCAAAACGAAGAACCGGCATAGCCTGGAACAAGATTTCCTTGGACCAGATCTGCTGGATTGCGGGTGAAAGGGTGCTATCACTTGAGTAGCCAGTCGTCGAAATTGACGCCAGTCCTGCTCCGGTAATCGCACCTCCTTGGGGGGCGGGTAATGCCATATTAATATCCTCCGATGGATAGGTTTATTGGGTTTTAGTTAAAACCGACCTCGTTGAGGGCGGGCATTCATTAGCCTGTCACGCATCTTCACGTATTGATCCATCGGCATGTTGCGGATATCTTCCGCACTTAACGTCTGGTATTCCGATTGGTTATCCAGTGGTCCAGAAGGAGGAGCCGTTAAAGACGCTCCCTTAGGGCGAGCTGGTGGGCTCGTCCTCTGGATTGATTCGATTATAGCATTACTTCGTTCACGAAGTACTGCAATGCTATTGTCGATCTCTTCTTCAGTGTTACCTGAAATCAGATCGCGTAATTCAGGGATAATTGTTTCTTGCTCAACTTGCAAACGTCGTTGGCGATATGACTCAAGTTGTTGAAGACTGCGCTCTTTTTCAAGGAGTGCATCTTGAGCTTGGCGTTGCTTTTCAAGTTCAGAGAACTTCTGGCCCCACTCCTGCTCAACCTGGTTAATACGGCTGTTGAACTCGTCTTCACGCTTTGCGAGAAGTTCTTTTGCGGAAAGCTCTTCAATTTCACGCTGACGGAGGATATCTGACTCTTTACGAGCGCGCTCCTCAGCTTCTTTGATTGCCTTCTCACGCTCAGAACTGAGTACGTTCAACTGCTCTTCCATTGACTTGACACGATGATCAGCATCTTCAAGACGCTTATACATCTTGCCTTTTTCCTGCTGACGAATCTTCTGGACTTCATCTTCAGAAAAGTATTTCTCTTCGGTACGTGATTCCTGCACAGGAGCTTGCTCTTGAATTACAGGGATTGTAATACCGTCTTCACTGCTTTGAACTGACATGTCTTTACCTCTATTGGTTGGGCTTATGTGGGCTGAGTTAATGCACTTATTATTCTTCGTCAGGAACACGTTTTAAATATTCTAAAGCGGTTTCCAAATACTTTTTGTTATCTTTAAAGTATCCTAGCCCAAGATTACATTGTCTGCATAGCAGACCTCGGATACACTTGGAGCAGGATTTTGGGCCATTACAGCAAGTATGGTCATGATCAACTACAAGAACATCTGTAATGTTCTTACATATGGCGCATACACCTTCTTGTTTAAGGACCAAATCTTGGTATTTATCAAAAGTAATACCATACGAGTATTTTAAATGTTTATTTTTTTGTTGTACAGGATTACGTTTTCTGTAACCCTTTCTATAAAGACGTTCTTGTTCTTTTCTTGATAATCTGTATTCCCTATTACAAACTTTACAGTTTGCTTGTAGCCCCTCTTTACCATTTTTAGTTCTTTTAGAAAATTCTGTTTTAGATTTTAGTAACATACAAGTGTTGCACTTTTTTGTCATTCTTCGTCAGGAACCCTTCTTTGGGCAAACCTAGCTCCGTATGCCTTTGCAACTATGTTATTTACCATTCCCGCAACTGGTCCACCCATTACGTCTGTACCAGGCAGGGGGCCTTGTGGGTCCTGCGGGTTCCCTGCATTTGCTACATTAGCACCTTCAGAAGGTGCAGGCACTGATGATCCACCAGGACCTGGTAACAAACCTGTAGCCATCATTACAGCTTGATTGATTTGTGCCCTAAGCATGTCTAAGGCACCTTGATCAACCGCGTCGTCACGTAGCTCTTCAAAGATTTCACTAAGCTTTTCACGCGGGAACTCTTCACCCAATGTGCGGAGTGCACCTTCTTTGGATTCAAGTCCCAAAGCCATTTTGGCTTGTACTTCGTTAAGCTTGATAAGCACGTCAATTGGCAATGGCTCTGGCCAGTGTGTTTGAGTGCGATATGTAAGGGGATCAGATGGGTCCAACTGTGAGAGTTGGTCTTGTTCCGGTGGTTCACCCAGAGTTGGGTTATATATGAGGGTTTCAGGCTCAAACACCGCACAAGTACGAATGATTAATTCGTTAATCTTTTCTAGGCCCTTGGTAAAGTGAATACGCTTCATGTTGAAGCGGTTCATCATTGGCTGGTACTGAATAGAAAGAGCAACACCAGAAGTATTTGAAACTGGCTGGAACTGGCCTAATGCCGTTTCAGGAACACCAGTAATTTCGTGCATTGCTTTCTTTAAGAACCCAATGTACTCAATTGCTCCAGCCATTTCACCACGGGATTCAAGGTTGTACACGTGGGCGTCTTTTGGCAAGCCAGCCCAAACTTTCTTAGGACCACGTTCTAATTGGCTTGCTTTGGCGCCAGTAATAATGGTTACTGGTGCTGCATGGTAGTTAATGATGTCAGAGATTTCAGTCATCTTTTCGTTCATTTCACGGTTAAGTGGAATGATGTCCCAGATGTCTGATTGGCCCCAAGGTGACGAAGAGATTGTCATGTTAGGAATGTGCACAATAGGAATAATGCCTAGTGGATTTTCGTATTGGTCAATTAACTCATCATTGATGTACTGCTCAATTGAGTCGTCAGTCAAAATTTCAGTAAAGGTGTAAACCTGACGGGTGCCTTCAGGGCTTGTACCCCAGAAACGGTACTTTAACTTAAACCTAAGAATACGGTCACGGTCGTGAGGGTGGTACTCGGGGAAACAATGGGACGGGTTTATAGGGATAACACGTACACGGCCTTCGTGGTACATCCCAGCTGAGTCTTCATAAGGCTCTTCATAAGCCACTTTAACAAAGCAGTCACCAGTAACACTTGCAAGCTGGCCCATTTCCCAAAGAACGTAATGCTTTGAGTTATCTTGTTCCCAAACTTTATGCAAAAGGTGAGGAATAATGGCAGCATTTTGCTCTGGCACTTTCCATTGAATACCTTTACCAAAACAAAAGTTTGTAATGTAATCCGACATTGTACGGATGTAGTTAAGGGTGATGTTTTGTTCACCCATCTCACGACGGTATGACCAGTGGTGGCCAAGGTACCAGGCCCAACACGTTGAGTAACGGTTAAGGCGTGGGCCATGGACTTCAAACTCTTCGTCGGCTAACTCCACCAACCCAAGAGGGGAGATGGCAACAGTAAGGTCGCTAGATGAAGCGCGATAACTTGGTGACCAGAAATCAATCGGCATTAGACCTTGCCCTGTTTTGTCGTTTAGGTTTACTTATATTATCAGGAATATCAACGTATGTTATGGATTTAACCATCCCAGACGGTATATGCATCATGTTGCTGTACATGTCTGTTTTGGTTTTAAACAAACAGAACGTTGAAACCATTGTTATATAACCTTCTTGTAACCCCTCAAGAACCCAACCAACAGTAACTGGAAGTGCTGGATCAAATTCATATTCGTCTTTGTATATCCATGTACCATCGCTATCAAAAGCGTCAATCCATTCAACGACAGCAAATTTGTACGGGTAGGTCATAATGACATTGTACTAGTTATGATTTGTACAATTTACCATGGTACATAGCACATCCGCTATGGAACGGGACCTGCTCATACCAGAACTCACCCTCACCAGGTTGGTAGGTAACAACAGCAATTCCTTGCTGCCAGTCTTCCACAATGGTCATAGGTCGACCGTCCAGGTCGAGCGCCCCTTTGGTGCTTGGGACGGCCCCGTCACAGCGGGCCAGCGTACCAGGGGATGCGGCCATGATGGTCTTTGCACCATCCCAATCGTCACGGGACCGTTCAGCCCATTCACGCCTGTGGATGTGTCCGTAAATGACAGACGTTTTTTCTGAGCCAAGGTAGGCATGCGCTGTAGACCCGTTACTCCGTACTTTTGTGCCGTGGATGACCCTGAGCCTTTGGTTGATCCAAAATTGTCCAGCTGGATAGCCCGGTACAAACTCCACGCCAAAATCACCGAAGCGGCAGAGATAAGGGATACTAAGTACAGGCCAGCTTTCAGGGGTGTTACCCCTCTTAAGGCCAAACGAAGCTTTCGCATTATCGAGTACATAATTAACTAACCTTTCCTCATGGTTTCCAGCCAACCAGACAATACGTGCCTGAGGGGCGATTGCTCGGAGTTGTGCACACAGCGTAGTTGCCCTGTCAATGGCAGCTTGGGTAGTAAGGGCATAACTTGGACTCAATCTGTATTTACCAAACTCAGGAAAGTCTAGGTTGTCACCAACCATGACAATTAGGTCAGGGTTAACTGACTTAATAATTGCCATAGAAATTTCTAGGGCACTTTCATCTTGAGTAGGAACCAAAGTTCCATTTGCATCACGGAAATAACCAATTTGCATGTCTGGGAGGATTACACACTTTTGGTAATCCTTTGCAACGATTGGCTTAACCTTTACAACTGGAAGCTTTACTGAAGGCCCCTGTTGGATTACAGGCCATTGTGGGCCGCTCTCAAAGGCTGGAGAGAACTGGATGCCCATTAGGTCATGGATCTCAGCTTCGCCAGCTTCGTTCTTTGTAAGTGACTGGTACAGGGAGACTTTCTTTACACCTCCAATTTCGTCAACATCAATATCGTTGCGCTTTAAAAGCTCAGCAATTCTTCCTAATGCGTACTTGGTGTTACCTAAGTCTTTGGCCAGGTCACTCACATCTACACCTCTTTGCTACGTGTCTTGCAACGGTACTTGAACTTATGTCATATTTGTGTTTACGAAGAACATCCGTAA